GCCTTGAGTGTCTTGAGGCCTACCGTGAGTCCGTCGCACATTTCCTTCCCGCTGTTGGCGAGGAACGTTAGGGTACGGCCTTTTGCTTCAGTGGCACCGCTGTTGGCGAAGCTCTTACGAGTCTTCATCTTGGCCCTTTCAAATTCGTAGGGTAGTGGTGCGGTCGAACGTCCTTAATGGGCTTAATGTTCTGCACCCCATAGTAGCACGATGCGGTACACGTCCAAACCTTTGCAGTTCGGGCATTTGAGCGTCACCATCGTGTCACGGGCGCAGGAACCTAGATACCGTCCGCAGTGTTTGCAATGGATGTCGTAAGTCATGATTCCACCACCTCGTAATCCTCGTAGCATCGACAGTTGGGGTGTCCGTTCGGGGTTTGCATACTCTCGAAGTTGTTCACGTAGGTGCGGTCTCCGATTTCGACGCTGGCGTTCTCAGCCAGATACGTGTCATCCAATGCGATTCGATGGCCTTCCATGTGACGGCAGAACTCGCACACTTTGCCGTCGCCGCTTGTACGCCATACCTTGTCCAGTCGGACGCCAAGAGTCTCGCTGAGATTGCGGGCGCTGTACAAGCTGCCGAGCCGTTGCGATTGCACGGTTTCACAGCGGGCAATCAGCTCGGCGTGATCGTTGCCCATGCGTTCGAGCTCGTTACGCAGGCGTTCGGCGTCCCACTGTTCCACGTCGGCCCTATTCACCAGTTCGAGGACGTTGTTCGTGATGGTCTTGCTGGTGGACTTGGCGATGCTACGCAAGTGTTCCACGTAGGCTTCACGCACGGTGTCGGGGAGTTCAGTCCAGAAGTAGAGTTGCCGCCAGTCATCTGCCGTATAGTTCCCGATTTCCACGGCAATGGAGCTTTCGGGGTGGATTTCCGCCCACGCGGTAATGACCTGCTCCAATTCGTAGCCGGTACGGCGGGCGTAGGCGGCGAGGTTGGTCATCAGGTCGTCTCCCACGTCGTTTATCCACTGGTCGCCGATAGCTTCCAAATCATCGCGCAAACTGTTCTGAGAGCGACGGGCGAGCCTGATAACCCTGTCCACGTAGGTTCGAGTGGCGGGAAGGATGCGTTTCTCAGTTGCCGTTTCCTGCGGTTTGATATTACGGCTATACCGTTTTGCGGCTATTGGGATAGTCAGCGTCGGAGCCTGCTGATGCAAGTCAAGACGCTTGTACGAGTCGGGTAAGCCGAGCGCGTCCACGGCAGATTCCAGACTGGCACCCATGTTCAGGAGCTGGATAAGCGAGTCAATACGTACCTTCTGGGTGTCGGCCTGTACCTTCTCCATGTCGGTCTGGGACGGTAGATCAAGGTCGAACGTGATGCCATACCCAAGTCCGCCAGTGATGCGGTCAAGCTCGAACTGCCATTTATCCCACACCGTCATACACAGCGGCTTTAACGTGTTTTCGATGAATGCGCGTTCGGCCTGTTCGGCGTTGGCGTAGGTTTGCCCGTTGTCGATGCCGCGAATAATATCCGGGACGGCGAGCGCGTTCGCCAATCGGTTGTTTACCACGTCGTTCACGGTCTGCAAGTCCAGACTGTCGTTGGCGTTCTGGAACGGCACCCACACCAGTTTACTGGTGGTGCTGGGCTTATGGGTCATAGGGTCAACCGGGATCATGTTGTACACGATTCCGTTGTTGTTGCCTGCGCCTCGGAATGTGCTTTCGAGGCGGTCGCGGTTGCGTTGGAAGTCTTCAGTGTTTTCCGATACGATGCCGAGCATTCCAGCGGGTACCGCGTTGTTGCCGAAGAAACCACGCTCATAGTCGGCGATCATATCGTCCACGTTCGCCCACTTCTTCACCGTCATGGCAGGAGCAATGCCGCGCGTCGGGTCGTTCGGATGCTGGCTGTAGCTGAGAGCGATGGTTTCGTCCCGGGAAAATTCGTAGACTCGTTCGCCGTCGCCCAAGTTCATCGTAACGCGATGATGCCAGTCCGAGCGAGAAGAATTGTACTGGCGGCTGTTCGACGGTAGCAGCGTATATCCGATGATGTTGTCGGCTGTAATGTCTCCGCCCGGCCCGTTAGTCGTCCAGATAAGTACGTCCAAGTGAGATTGGGTGAGGATGGTGGCGCAAACGATCTTGAGGAATTCCAAGCATGAATACGTGTCGTTTGGCGCGTAGAGCGCGGTCAACGGTGCGGGAGCCGGGTCGATGCGCCTGTTCTCCGCGTCCACGGCGTAGGGGATTACCGTGCTGAACCGTTGGGCGATTGCGTTCACATAAGGGAACACGTTGTCGTAGGTGTCGTGCAGGGGGATGTTGTTGCCGCCCATCGGCTGCCAGATGTTCCCGCCCATAGGCGTGGGGGTTGAGCTTGGCGCGTGGCCACGGTCGAACGCGCTCATAAAACCTTCACGGAGATTGTTCAGCAGGCTCACAGTTCCTCGATTCATCATAAAACCCTGCGTCTAGTCTACCGGGTGCAGCACCTAAAGAGCTAGCAGACCGCAACGTCCCACGATGGAAGTTGCAGCGGCTTGTAGTAGGCGAGAAGGACGCTATCCGCTAGATCGGGGCTACCAGTCTGATTCTCTGTTTTGTAGTCTTTCTTCCGCTGCACTTCGCGTAGGTTTCTGTTGTTGATTGCCCATTCACGGGTACTGAGTTCCTGAAACAGTTCGGCTCGGTGTTCCAGATTCGGGTTGATGGTGATTTCCGAAAGCTGTTCGGCAAACTCGAACCATAATTCCGAACTGACTGCCGGATAGCGGTCGGGATGCTTGGGTTTGGCTCCGAAGTTGACGCCGTTCACTGGTTGGTTTCGGCTGTGGAGAATATCCGTTACTCCTCCGCCCACGCCGGTATCGTCCACGTTGATGATGCTTGGATGATGTGTTCCGGCAAGGGTTATTATGCGTTCCGCTGTTTCGACGAGACTGGTTTTGCTCCAGCTCACGAGATCTACTAGGTGGCGTCCCTTTACGATGGCTACGGCGGTTCGGTCGGATCCGTATCGGGCCACGTCAACGCCGAAGCTTACGCCGCCGTCTGTTTGAGGTTGGCGTTCGGTCGCGTCTGTGAGTTGCTGCCAGCTTATGATCTGGTTGATTGTTTTCTCGTAGGGCATTCCTTCCCAGATGTGGGCGAAGTCTGGGTTGTTTCGTGATTCTTCGACCTGCTGTTTGATTTCCTCGGGAAGGATCCCGGCTTGTTCCGCGTCCCGCCATGTGGTGTGATGGTGGGTGGTGCGTTGTTGGGTGAGCTGGCTCGGGTGGGTGACGAAACGTGTGGTTATCGCATCCTCCGGGGTTAGGGGATTGCGGGTGAAGATAATGGTGCTGCCGTTCTTTCGGATGGTCGGCAGCAACACGTCTAAGCTATGGTCGGTGATGAACTGGGCTTCCTCGATCCAGCAACGGTCTACACCTTCGATGCCTTTCAACGTGCTTTCAGGGTCTTCGTGCAAGCCTTTGAACCAGAACACACTGCCGTTGACGTGGGTTATCTGTTCGCGGGTGATGGTGAAGCCGGGAAGCTCATAGCGGCTGATGATATCCGCTAGGAGCTGTTTGACGCTTTCCTGAATGCTGTTCTGGAATTCACGGGTGCATAGGATACGGGTGGGGTACATGCTGGCTTCGAGCGCTAGGGCTAGGGCTACGCTGGTGCTTTTCGCGCTTGAACGGCCTCCGCTGTAGTCGTAGTAGCGGTATGGCGGGTTATCGCGGTCGTGGAGGAAGAACAGTAGATCTTCGTATGCTTTGGGGATTACGAGGGTGAATGTTCCGTTTTGTTTCATAATGTGCGCGCGATTCTCAATAGTATGGTCTTCACCCGAGGAAACCCGAGCCTTATTGATAATGATAGGCTCGGGTTTGTTCACTTCACTGTGATGTTGATTGTAGGCGGCTCGTACATCTGAACCGTTTGGTCAACCTGCTGGCGGGGCATTCCCTCGGTACGGTTGGCGATGTCCTGATAGGAGCGGAATGATTTCTCACCGCCCTTCTTCGATTCAAGAACACGACGAAGGGCGATTTGTTCGGCTTGGGTCAGTTCGTCCATACGCTGCACCCACTCCGCTAGTTCCTCGTTCGTGAGTTCAAGGAATTGCTGGAGGTTGTATTTCACGCTACCGCGTTTTGTCCATTTACGGCTGCGGTCTTGTGGGCGTTCTTGGAAGCCGCCTTTACCGGTTGGGTTGTTCACGCCTCCGGTGATTCTTCCGTGGGCGTCTCTGGTTACGTTGCTCATAAGGGGTATTTTATGCTTTCTTAGGTTTAGTTTGTGTGTTGTGTTGGTTGATGATGGTTTGTATTTCTTCTGGGGTGGTGTTGAGTAGGTTGGCGATGTATTCGGTGTTGTAGTGTTTGCGGTGCCATTGGAGGGCTAGTTCGGTTTTGTGTTGGCTGAGGGGCATGATGGTTCCTTACGCGAGGATGTAGGTTATGAGTAGTTTGAGTAGGGCTATGGTGCCGGTGGTGATGAGTAGGACGGTTAGGGTGATGAGTAGGACGCCGAGGATGCGGCCTAGCTTGTAGCCGGGTGTGGTGTTGCGGAAGTAGTCGATTTCTGGTTTTTTTGGTTTCATTGGTTTGGTTTCCATGTGATTGTGAGGGATACGCCGGTGGTGGTGTTGTCGGCGTATCGTTTGTGGCTGGTTACGTCGGTTATCTGACAGTCATCATGCCAGATGTGTGTTTCGGTGATGGCGTCGTATAGGGCGCGTTGGAGTTTGTCTATATCGGGTTTGACTGTGGGGTGTTTGCGTTTGCTTGGTGGGATGGTTTTGGGGCGTGGCAGGTAGAACGTGGTTTCTATCTTGATGTATGAGTTGGGTGGGATGGTTGGGTGTTTGTGGCTGAGGATGGTATCGCGCACGTGGTCGCGCCACGGGCGTTCCTTCTTGTCCATCGGTATTAGGCGGGTTACGGGTTTGCCTGTGGTGCGGCTCCTGCCGGTGATTGGACGGTAGGAGCCTTTACTGGCGGGGATGCCGGGGATGAACAGGCTGAACGAGAATGGTTCGCCTATCATTGGTCGGCCTCTACCAGATCGAACGTTGGTTGTATTTCCGCCTTGAGTTTGAGTGTGCGTAGGATGTCGGCACGGTTGCTTTGGTGCTTGTAGGCTAGTTGGTTTTGGTTGACGTATTTGAAGCGTTGACCGCAATTGTGGCAGAAAAGCGGGTCAGGGTTGTTCTTGTAGATTTCGAAAATTCGCTTGTAATATTCGGCGTCGTTTTCGGGTTGTCCGTTGATGCAGCGTTGTGTGGTGTCCGGCCAGATCAACGCTCCGCATCGTGGGCAATAGGAGACGGGTGGGATACCGTCCACGGGTTTCGGGCTTGCGGTGATGAACTTCATGGGCGTCCAGAAGTCTCCGGTTTTGCTGAGCATGTCCCGGTAGGTTTTGACGAAGCCTATGAGATCGAACGGTTCGGTTGTAAGGCAGCATTTGAGAATGTTGAATTCGTCCATATTGTTGACGAACGCATGGCACTCCAGCAGGTAGAGTAGTGCTACCGGGATACTGTTGAGTTCGTTCGCGTCCTCGTAGTCATAGAGGGTTATGGTGGTGTCTTCGAGTTCGTCTTCTAGGCAGTTCTGCCACACTTTGATGTATGCGCGTTTCGTGAATTTCATGATTGTTTCTTTCCTGAAAATACGCCGGTTTGGTAGGCGTCACAGATCATCCGGACGAGTTCGTCTGCCTTTAGTTGGATAAATGGGTACGCGCTCGTATCGATTTTACGGCCAGCATCCTGTTTGGGATTCTCGGTTTGTTCCGATTCGGTGGTCTTCGATGAGGCCAATAATCCTAGGACTTCATCGGAGACTTTGACAGTTGATTCGATGATGTAATTCTTATCTTGCTTGTCAATGTCCATAGCGCTTATGGCCGAGTGTATTGCGTAACGCAGTTGTTGGTCCCCTACGAGATAGCGGGTCATGGTAATTCCTTTCAATCGGTGGTGACTTGGGTCAGTCCGCACATTTCTCCCTTGGTGGCAGACTGTGCACAGCCAGTCTGTATCCGCAGTACGGGCAGGTCACGTAATATGTGCCCACCGTCTCGCCGCAGTGGGTGCACTCTACATATCGGATTGCTCTGCTCGTTTCGTGTCCTTCCAATGTTTTTCACGCCAGTCGGCTACAGCCTTGTGGTCTTCGTCTGTTAATCCCTCATGGCACTTGAGCATGACAAGGCTGAGCGCGAACTCGTAGCCCTCGCTTCCACTTGTCAGGCACGCCATGCACATGGTTCTTGTCGAAGAGGTAACGGCAGTAATCATGCAGTTCGTCAATCGTCATTTCGTGTCCTCGCTTTGATTCGGTACTTCCGTGGGCATGTTGCCGGTGTAGTCGAGCATGGAACGGCAGTGGTCGGCTGTCTTTTCGTATGCGTTGATTTGTCCCTGCACGACACCGTATGCGGCTATGTCATGCTGCATCAGAAGAGCGCTCGCCAGTCTCAGTCCCTCCGCTGCTAACTGTTCGCACCAGTCGATGATCTCGTTGAGCGTCTTGTCTTTCTGGCTCACGTTCACTGCCATTTAGAACACGCCCCATTCGTCGCCGGTCTGATTGAGCGAGTTGGTCGGACCGAACGTGTCGGTTCCCGTCCACTGGTTGCCGGTCTGCTGGTCTTGCTGAGGCTGCTGCTTCTTCGCCTTGAGCATGGCGAGGCTGATGGTCGCGTGTTCGATGATGAAGTCGGTGCGCGGCTGCCCTTGGTTGTCGGTGCCGGTCTTCCATTTGAGGACGCCTTCGACGCGGACAGGGGTGCCCTTGCGTAGCATGCGTTCGTAGGTTTCCGCAAGTCTCAGTTCATATTCGAAGATGGTTGCCCACATGGTGTCGTGATCCACCCACTGCTTTGTGGTCTTGTCCATGTGTCCGCCTGTGGCGGCGACTCGGATAAGCATGTAGGGGGTGCCGTTGCTGGTCTGTTTGCGTTCGGGGTCTGCCGCCAAGCGTGCGAGCGGCAGTGTGATTCTTGGGTCATTCATCGTTGATCGTTGCTCCTACGGGTAGTGGTGCGATGTCGGGGTTGAAGTAGTAGCGGTTGCCTACCTTGATGTATGGCAGTCGTTTTTCGCGGCAGTATCTGCGGACTGTTTGGATGTTGAGGTGCCATCGTTCCGCGTACTGCTCCGTCGTTGCGGTGTAGTCTTTAGCGTACATGATTTAAATATACATCAGATTGTTCTTAATTGCAAGTAGCATGTGCTAGCTATATAATATATATATATGCGCACTGGAACCGGGCGCACCACCATCAAATAAGATAGGACCAAGAATAAAGTAAGCGCCTCCCCGAAGGAAACGGAAGAGAGGCGCTAACAGAAAGGCGGAAACGTGTCCGATACGAGTATAACACAGAACTCGGGTTTTTCGATGCTGCCTAATTGGGCGGTGGATGATGACCGGTTGGGCGGCTACGACCTGCTGGTGTACATGGCGCTGATACGTCACGCCGACAACACCGGCGTCTGCTGGCCCAGCTTGGAGCGGCTGGCGAAGATCGCGCGTTGCTCACAGCCCACGGTATCCAAGAGCCTCAACGTGCTGGAACAATTGGGGTACATTCGACGAGTCAAGTCCGATGGCAGGGCCAACCGGTATCACGTCTCGCTGTGGAAGCCCACCCCAAAACAGGGGTATGACCCTGAACCGACCCCAAAACCTGCTTTTGACCCCCCAAAACCTGCTTTTGACCTACCCCAAAACGAGGTTTTGACTAACAATACCCAAGAGAACAAAACCCAAGAACAATACTCGCGCGACAAAGAAAAAATAACAGTCTCCTGCCATTCAGTGGACACCCTTAAAGCGCTTATGGGATTGTGGCCGAAGAAGTGCAGGGTGTCAAACGAATTCATTCAGTGCTTTAATCAGGCGTTCGATGAAGTCGGTGCCGACGCGCTCATGAGAGCGGCTAAACGCTTCGTGGAGTCGTGCGAGGGTACGCCATTGCAGTACGTAAGGACGCTGCCCGTGTGGCTGGCCACCCCGGTTAATTGGAGGGTTCAGAAGCGGGAACAGCGGAGCGAAGCGAAGCTGTCGGATTGGATAGCCCATAGGCTTCCTGATTCCATGGCCGCCGATGTGGCGACGGTTCTGCGTGCGAGGCGTGCGTATTGGGGTGCCACTGGAGGTGTGGAGGCGTTGGAAATGGAATTCTTCCCAGACGAAGTTAAGAATGTGGGCAATTTGCAACAAGAACCAACAGTGTGATATAATATCTATATCACACATTGCATGGAAAGGATGCATATGAAAATCTACACAAACCGATACCGCGACTTCACCCCGGCTCAAGGTATACCGGTACGCATAACGTACGGTTCGCCACGATGGCGACTTCCGTACATAATCGCAGCATCGGCGAAAACAGTGACGCCGGGCCGATGGTTCATGGAAGGAACAGACGAAGAATTCACCGAACGGTATCGTGCCATGCTGGACTCACACGGGGTCGCCCGCATCAGAACGGAACTTGAAACGATATCGCAACTCAACGGCGGTAAAGACATCGTGCTTCTATGCTTCGATGACGTAAGAAAAGGCTTGTGCCACCGAACGATTTTCGCCCAATGGTGGAAGGAAAAGACCGGTGAAGAAGTCAAGGAATTACAAAAAGGTTTGGAGGCCGATCAAAATGTGCTATTCTAATGAACGTTGCCATTCCGCCCCTAGCTCACCGGATAGAGCGCCCAATCTCGAATTGGGAGGCACCAAGTTCGACTCTTGGGGGGCGGTCTGATGGCAGGTTTCAACTCACCGTCCATATTGTTCCTCAACACTTGGGATAAGCCCGAACGTGATTGGAACGGGAATCTGTTTAGGCAGGCACCCGCGTCAGGGTATACGCGATACGTCGAACTGTACGCCGGAGCCTTCGCCAACTGCATGGTCGCCGTGGAGAACGGTTGGAAACCGGAGCAAATCGAGGCGTGCGACGTGTGGGCGTACACCACAGCGCTCGGATATGCGTACAGCGGGACGCCTCTCACCGAAATGCGGGCAACCGTTGACGGTTCACCAGTCTCACTCTCAGGAAACGCAGCGGATGACGCGGCTACCGTAATCATGGCGCAATACCGTATGCGTCTCAGCAAGCACGATGATGTCGATTACTACCGTGAACTTCTGGCTGATCTTGACATCAACGATTCGGAACACGTCGGCCAGCTACGGGAGCGAATCGCAGCGAATATGGTCAAATTGAGGGGGCTGAGATACGAGCCCATCGACCCGATGAAGTATGCGGAACGCATTATGGACGACCCGCACACCATCGTGTTCGCCAATCCTCCTACGTATCCGGGAGCTTATGAAAAGTTCTTCGAGACCGGGGGAAGATTCCAATGGGCGGAACCTGAATACAACGTGTTCAATGCTCCCGTTGATATTCCCAAGCTCTGCAAGCTGTTCGATGGGCGTAAGGCGTTGCTGATCTGCCAGCAGCAGCAAACGCCCGGAAACGCCGCAACTGATAGCCCGGTCTACGCTAGGCGTTTGGGTTTGGACAGTGTGATTTACATGAATTCCAACCGTCCGAACGAGGTCAAACGTCTTGTCGGCGGGAACATGGTGACTGTAGCATCGTCGAAATCGGCGGAGATACCGATACCGATATTGCCCAGAGATCATCAGATTACCGAACGTTCCGAAATCAAGGTCGTACCGTTACGCGATAGCGCGGCCCAAGACTCGTATCTGCAAGTGATGCGGCATAGGATATCGGGAAACGTGAGCCCGATGTGTGTTCTCGTACTAATCGACGGTTACGTTGCCGGGATTATCGGTTATGGTTTGCCGAACCCTATGTACACGATTCGGTATGCGGTTTTACGTCAAGCGTTCGGGGTATCTCACGAACGGTATCGGCTTACGAAGCTGGTCACGATGATAGCGTTACGTCGTTCCACGTTCCAGCTCTGCGCTACGCCCAAGACACAGATACTCGTCGATGCGTGCGATGGGCTGGCAACCGTTGAGTACACGCGATACCCCGAAGCCAAGGGACTTCGCGGCCTGATGAAACTGGACAGACGCGACCGTAAGAATGGACAGTACCAATTGCAGTATAAGAGCGATTGGCACGAAGAGATCGGCTTAAGGAACATTCTCGGACAGTTCCTAGCCAAAGAGAACAGGAGGAAATAATGGCCGATGTTGACACGTCGCAAGAAATGACCATAGCCGACGGTTTGGTAATCAAGTGGGTTAACGTGGTCAATCTCAGGGAACAAGACCTGAACGCGCAGGTCATGGAACCACGTAAGTTCGACGCGCTGACCCAGAACATCAAGCTACGAGGGATGTTGGAGTCATTGCCGTACTGTTCGCAACCGAACGGAGAAGGGCCGATAAGTATTGTTTCCGGCCATCATCGTACAAGAGCCGCCGCCCGCGCCGGTATCCAACGTATCCCGGTTATCGTGGACACGAAGCCTATGACACGTTCCACCATAACGGCGAAGCAGATTGCCGCCAACGAACTCACCGGCCACGCCGACGAGAAACTGTTGGCGCAGCTGGTCACTCAGATGGACAACGTAGACGACTTGTTGCTCAGCGGACTCGATCAGGACAGCCTACCGCACGTCGAACCGCAGCAAATCAACCTGAACGGTTTGAATGTGAAGTACGAGTATAAGAACGTGGAGTTTTTGTTTCTGACCCGCGAATACGAAGAACTTGAACAGTTCGTGGATGATTGCAACTCGGATATGCTCGGGTTGGTGCCTATGGAATTGTACGACGAGTTCGTGCATCAGGTGACATCGTTCGCTTCACGTAACGGAATCAAGAATATGGCTGCTGCGGTATCCAAGATCATCGAGATAGCGAGGAAAGACGCCGAGGAAGAGTGATTTACAGGCCGGGCGAGTCCCGGCCTTTTTTTGTTTGCATCACAAGACACAATGTGATATAATGAATATATCAAGCGATAAGGCTTGAGATATACCCAAGGAGGAAACAATGGAAACAGTTAGAAATATCACCGTCGAACAGGCCCGCGACATGATTCACAGCATCGACACCAGTCTAATCCCCGAATGCCGCGACTTCGACACATACACCGAGACAGACGATATCTGGCGTATCGGAGATTACGGGTACGTTGACGCCGACGTATACGAGCAAGCATTCCGGGACTATGAGGAACGTAACGGGAAGACCGAGTGGGCGAGCACCATGTACGTGCTTGAAGGCAATCAGCCGACCCGCCTCGAAGCCTTCGTGAAAGCGTACAATCTCGGCGGGATGCCAATGCTGGACGGGCTTCTGGATGACCAGTTCGATAACGGGAACGCGGATAATGTGTATCTGACGAACGGCGAGGCATGGCCAATCTGACTTAATGCATGTCCTAGCGTCCTAGCGTCCTAATTGGCGTTATTCCGCCAATTCACAGCGTCCTAACCCGTCCTACTAGGGGTGCTGGGACATGCCCCCCCCTACGTGTCGCTGATTGCCTAACCACACCACATGTGATATACTTTATATATCATCACACTATCAGAAAGGAACATTGAGATGGCACCCAACAACCTCAGCAACAAGTTCATGCAAGTTCTCAACGAAGTCCCCAACTTCGTCACCGACGAAACCGCACAGGCAGGCAACCGGACTTATAAGTACCTCAACCTCGCCACGATACTCAAAACCATCAAACCGGTTTTCGAGAAGTACGGTCTGGCATTCAGCCAGCGCGTCACGTTCGACAACACGGGAGAAACGCGACAGGCCATCGGAACAGTGGAAACCATCATTTTCGATGATACAGACCAGATGGTGGTCTGCTCCTATCCGTTCTTCGTGACCGGCGACCCCCAGCAGGTCGGTAGCGCGATCACTTACGCCCGCCGCTACAGTCTCTACGCGGTGTTGGGCATCTTCCCCGATAAGGACGACGACGGAGCGTATGCCAAGCAGCGTTACGAGACCGCAGACCGTGCGATCAGCGCCGAACAGTACGACGTTTTGGTCAAGGCCATGGATGCGCACAATATCACATCAGCGGAGCGCGGAGACTTCATCAACGGCACTCTGAAACGTCAGGTCAGGGGATGGAATGGACTCACGCAAACCGACCTGAACAGTCTGATGAACGCCGTCAACCGAATGTAAGTGGCCTTTCGCGTTGGCGCACTTTTGGGATTTTGCTTAAAACAAACCGATTTATAAGCCCTCTTGTTCTAATAAGGGAGCTGGAATGGAGTATCTGAAATGTTTGACAACGAACTTGCCTTCGACAAGCTGCGTGACTCGCTCGGCGCGGAAACGCTGCTGGATAATCTCGTTCGGGCGTTGACGGCTGATGAGCAGCGTGAGAACTTCGATTATATTGCGCGTTGCTTTGACATTGACCTTTCCGACTGCGAAAGCGAGGCGTGAAAGGGGGACGTAAGCAGTCCCCCTCTTATATTCCGGGCTTTCGGGCGTGAGCCTATCAATCACGCCCATCAATCACCGTTGATTATCCACGTCCTACTAGGGGTGCTGGGACATGCCCCCCCCTACGTGTCGCTGATTGCCTAATCCCACCACATGTGATATATTATATATATCAGGCATTGGGCTTGATATATGACCTAAGGAGTTGAACACAAACCATTATCAGTAATCACATTCCATATTCAGCATGAAAGACTTGTGGGAGGGACTCGTCACCCGCCCACACCCAACCGAAAGGACAACATCAATGAAGATCATCAACGTATTACAAGCCAGTGAAACCGAGGCATGGCTCGACGAACGAGTGGGCCGTATCACCGGCACCAAAAGCGGCGGACTCGCCTTGGAACACTACGCTCAGACCGACGTAGAAAAACTTAAAGAGTACCGAGACAAGGCGTTGGAACAAGCGAAGAAGGCGAAGACGCCAGACAAAGCCACCGAGTATTACACGAAGGCCCAGAACTACGATGAGAAGATCGTGGACGCCGAAGCCAAGAACAAGCGGCTTAAGGTCGGCGTGGACTTCTGGAAGTTCCTAGCGGAACTGTGGGCAGAACCAGCGGACGGTGAACCTCCGATGGAACGCGGCCACCGTCTCGAACCCGAGAACATCCAGATCACCCTCAAAACGCTTGGCTTCAACCCCGTCGATTGCGTCCCCGATTGCGGTATCTGGGAGAGTGACGACGACAACCGTATCGCGTGCAGTCCAGACGCCTACGAGAACACTGAGAAGCCGACGTGGGCCATCGAATGCAAGTCGCTCGGCTCAGCCTACCATTTGCAGACGGTAGTGCCGTGGATGATGCACACGGACGCCATGCGATCTCATATCGTTAACCTGAAACCCGAACTGGTGGCCGTCATTGAACAGGTATTGCCCGAATACACTCTGGACTCCAAGGCGACCGGCTTCGACTTCATCCCCGACCAGTACAAAGCACAGGTGCTCCAGTACTTCGTGGTGTGCGATTCACTGGAAGTCCTGTATTTCTCGATGTTCGACCCGCGCGTGGTCGGAGCCGCACACCATCAGGTCATCCCCGTGTACCGCAAGGACATCACCGAAAAAATCGAGAACCATAAGCGTAGCCAGTTGGCCACGCTCCATATCTCCGATGTGCTGGCCGACGCTCTGGGGGTAACCTTCTGATGAAAACCGCAACAATCTTGGAAAGCCCTGACATGTTCGCACTATTCGACGGATGCCCCACATGCAAGCGGCAGAGCGCCGTTTATCTGATGACGTGCCGCGTGTACGCCCAACAGATGGGGCGTAGGCTCCGTATCGTATCGTCGGGCAGTCCCACCGCCCGGGCGATACGCACAATCGCCAAAAATCAAGGCGTAACTGTGCGTTACCCGATGATCTTGCTGGACGGATTGTTTTACTTCGAGCCGCAAGACATCAGCCTTGACGATTATCTAGTGGACGATGACGAACCCGAAGAAGAGGAGGAACCCAATGAAGAATAACATTTTAACCAGCGAGGTGCTGGAACTGTTCGACCGTAACCATATCACCGCAAACACTCTGCGTAAGTTCGTGGTGGAGAGCGTTGCCGACTTTCTCGGAGACAACAAGCATGACAAGGTGTGCGGCAAACTGTTCGACCGTTGGTATCAACACGTTCGACGCTCCATTTGGGTAGGTGCCGCTCAATACGTCTTGCAACAGCACGGGTTCGACCACGACGAAGCCATCAACGAGGCGAAACAACTCTACGAAAACCTGTACGCGGATTACGACAAGCGGTATCACTGCTGGCGTCGCCACGAGGAAAGGAAAACCGATGAAGACTAATGGCAATTGGTGGACTGCCGTGCTTTCGACTGGAATCACGGCGGGATACGTAACCACTGTCGTGCAGCTCTCGCCCGGCCCCGGCTATATGTTCTCCGCGCTCCGCCGCAAGCTGACCGTAAAGACCGAGAACCTGTCCAACTCGCTCCCCACGTGGGCCAAGGATTACGTGGACAGTCTCGGAGAACTCGCCTACTGCGGCTGGTGTCTCAGCCCGTGGGTGTCGCTCCCGGTATGGGCTATGGCAGCCAAGATCAACCGGGTACGGTTCGGAGTCAAGTGGGTGGCCGGATGGATTGTGGCCGCTGGCATGGCCGCATTCCTCCGCCACTCGGCTGAAACGGCGGTGGTGTAATGTTCAGCGAACAACAGGTTCATGTGCTGTTGATTCTTTGGGTGGCTAAGCGACCGCTTAGCCATGAGGAAATCGAACGTATGGCGGTTTTAGCGAAGTATGACGATACTCCGCAGGGATTGAGGACGCGCATGATCGAGCTTGAGCGTTCCGGTCATGTGTACCGTGTCGATCGGCAGGGTGTGAGCAGTCGGCACCGTCATTGCTGGCGGTTCGCGCTGACTGACGATGGTCGAGAAGCCATTAGTGAGCTGTTTGGCGAAACAGAAACAATGTGATATAATCTATATATCACATATCATAGGGAGGCGAAACATGCGCAAGCAAAACAAAATCAATACAGTAATCAACGGCCAAGAAGTCACCGTGGAACAGGACAGCCAGACCGGCCAGTTCTTCACACGACAGAACATCGGCAACATCCCAGTTGACTATACGACTATCAGCGACAGGGTGACCATCGGCCAGTGCATCAAATACTGGCGTCTACGACACGGGTATTCGCAGGCAGAACTAGCCGAACGAATCGGCGTCGCAAGTCCGAACGTGGTAGCCATGTGGGAAAACGGACGCCGCAAACCGCAAAAGAAATACCGGTTGCGGTTGGCCGAACACCTCGGCTATGACATCCTGACCAAAGACTAAAAGATAATCTAAATAGTTGCACAATTAGTTTAATCATCATCACACCAAAGGAGCAACAATGGAAAACAACACCGTCAACTACCTGACCTCTATCATCAACCTCTTGCAGAAGACCCCTCAAGCACAGGAAATCATCGACACCCACGGGCTCGGGCAGGAGCTCACGTTCGGCCAGATCGGTATTAAAGACCCCGGAGCGTTCCTCAAGCTCTACGACGTTCTGAGCAGCGTTGAGGGTGTTAAGATCACGTCCATTCGTGAATACAAGACAGACACCGACAAACAATATTTCTTCAAGATAGTCTCCCCTGTAACCCTGTACTTCTTCCACTGCGAAGGAGTATTCAATTGAGCAAGACCGATCCAGATATCGAAACCCGTATGAAGGTGTTCAACCGTGACCACGGGAGGTGCTTCATCTGCGGGAAAACGTTGAGCGCCTACGCTTTTAACTTGCATCACCGGCGTATGCGCTCCCACGCTTGGGAAGGACTAAACCTACCCAGCAATCTTATTACCGTGTGCGGCTCGGGTACTATGGGATGCCACGCACGCATCCACGCCCACCCCAAGGAATCATACGCGAAGGGCTGGCTGGTCAGCGCCTACAACGATAACCCAGAAGACGTTCCAGTGTTCAGCGAATACCGAGATCGAGACCTCCTCTTGAACAACTGAAAAAAAAAGAAAGAATAGCCCGGCACCAGTCGTCAAGACCAGTGCCGGGCTAGTTCATTCGGTCATCACACCATCGCTCGAAAGGAGCAACCCCAGTCTATCACTTGGAGGTGCCAGTGTAGATGCGGGTCATGCCTCTTCCTGCCACCCCTGCGGATAAACGTCCGGAGGCCACACGCACCCGTCCAGCACGCACGTGTAGTGCTTCCCGTTGTAGGTGATTTTGTCGCCTACATGATAGGCGTCGTGCGCGCCGGTAGGCCGCTTGTATTCCGGCCATTTGTCGCCGGGTTCCTCGGGTTCGCCGGGGTCGGTCGATGAACCTGATTCCAGCTTGCTTAAACGCTCCTCTATAGTCGTCTCCCATTCCTCGATGGCCTTCACACGGTCAGCCAATGGGGCGTAGGAATCGTCGGGCTTGGCGTTATCCTGCGCCTGTTCGAGAAGCTGTTTCATCTCATCCTCGGTGAGTTCGCCCATCACGTACATGGTCTTGAGGCGCTCGGTGAGGTCTTCGAGGTCGTAGCCTCCGGCGTTGATGAGGGTTTGGAATGTTTCGAACATTGGTTATGCTCCTTGCATGATTGCTTGATTGACCTCAAGCAATGCAATTGTCATCATCGCCTCACTTGGAGATGCTTGCGTAGTGGACGCCGAACATGCCAGCCACGCCGGAGCCGACCAGAGCGCAAGCGCCACCCATCACAGCCACCCACGACGGCACGTCCGGCACGGCGCTCACGAAACTCAGCACCGCGCCAGCGATACCGACCAGACCGGAAACCAGATACGCCCACTTACGAGTCGCGGCGTTGAACGTCGGCACGTAATTATCATTACCGTCCGGCACCTCATTAGTGATCGCGGCGTCCGTGGTCGGCTCACCAGTATTCATGTTCATGACAAACCTCCTATTGAGTAGTCTACTTGATGCGGATCGTCTGGCCCGCGTAGATCACATTAGGATTGGCGATGCCGTTGATCTGCGCGAGATGCTGGTAGGTAGTCCCGTACTTGGCGGCGATACCGCTCAACGTGTCACCCGGCTGGATAGTGTACGTCGTAACAGACGGTGACGGTGCGCCGCCCGGCAGTTTCAGCACCTGACCCGGATAGATTAGATTCGGGTTGGCGATACCGTTCAACTGCTGGAGGGTCTGCCACGAAGTCCCGTACTTGGCGGCGATACCGCTCAACGTGTCACCGGACTGAACCGTATACGTGCCGCTACCGGACTGAACCGTATTGGCAGTGCCATTGATCTTCAACACCTGACCCGGATAAATCAGATCCGGGTTAGACAGATTATTGATCTGCGCCAGCACCTGCCAGCTAGTCCCATACATCGACGCGATACCGCTCAGCGTGTCACCGGAGCGCACGGTGTAAGTGCCAGAGGCGGGAGTAGCCGGGGCAGGAGCGGGAGGTGTCGGCACGTTGGTCACACTCGAATGACCCGCCTTATACGCGTTCCAAGCATTCACGTCACCGTAGAACTTGTCAAGGTCAAGGCTGCCTGAGTATCCGGGCAGACGACCATTGGACGAATACTGGCGGATCGCGCAAGCGTACGCGCCTTCGTTCCACGGCGTATCCTGATACCCCGTGGGGTTCATGTTCGCGTACTGGGCCACCCACAATCCACGGTCGCCGATGTTCTGAACATCCTTGAGCATGGACGCTTGCACGTAGACGATGGGCTGGGAGCCTGTACGCTCGTACACTCGATCGCAGAACGTCCTAATCCACTGCTGTGCGGACGCGCCAGACCCGAACAGTCCGTTACCCTGCGCCTCCCAGTCCAAGCACCATACGACCTTGCCGACCCAATTCGCGCAGTTGTTCACGAAGTAGTCAGCTTCGGAGACGGCGTTACCACCGTTGGCGTAATGGTATACGCCCACGCACTTTCCCAGACTTAACGCCTGTTCCACTTGCCGGGCGCAATCCGCGGACACGTACCAGCATCCTTCCGTCGCCTTGCTGATGACGAAATCACACGGTACGGCAGACAAGTCGATACCAGCCTGCCAATTGCTGATGTCGATACCGTTCAAAGCCATCGAAAATCCTCCTATAGGGTGATTGCGTAGAAGAACAGCCACGCCATGCATAAAACGGCGTAGGCCGTCATCGGGACGTGGACTATCACTAAGACGACGGCGAGCAGCAATGCAAGGATCACACACCGTTTGAAACGTCTCATAGGATCATCTTAGCATCGAACGAATCGATATTATTATTAGATATTATTATTACCGATAATGCGTATTAGACTCAGCTATTCATTATCGCCAGCAAGTTCCTCAAGAGACGCAATACGGTCGCGTAGATCATCAGGCAACAACGGTTTAGGATGATTCGCCAAAAATTCAGGCTCGATAATCTCGCAGAACTTCGACAGCCAGTGCCCCAACGCGCGAATATAGCCCGTCTCAAGATCGATCGTGTATTGCAACGCATCTCTGTTCTTGATTAGCGTCTCTATCTTCTGGTCTTGGGCGTCGATCTGCCGTTTCATGTCCCCTTGGGCGGACACTAAAGCTTGATATGCGCTGGTTAGGTCTGACCTACGGTTGGCTAGCCATGTTATGAGGCTTCCGAGTGCCACGCCGCCTACGCCGATGATTGCCGTGAGAATTTCCATCATGGTTCCATCTTAGACCGAGACGATAATGCGCATTACGTCAGAAACGGCGGTAAATGGGAGGCGGTGCCGGAGAACCGTTGGTATAGGTTCGACTTGAAATTCCAAGACACTTCATCGTTCGTTCCGATTCTATACGGCGGCTCAAGCAATATCTTCTGGAACCCGAAACTGCGGTTAATCAGCGTAAGGCTGGCTTCATTCACCTCTCGTGTTGCCGTGAGCACGTTCCAAGTGTATCTGCCAAGCAAGGGCACTTTCAACGTATCAGACACCATCGGTCTTGGACAGGCGGAGTTCCAGAACTTCACAGGCCGAGGCGCTGAGTTGACCTTGAATAAGAACAGTGGCACAATCTCGGTCGGCCCGCAAATGTCAGCCAACGACGTGTTCCGCCCGTTGGGTAGTTTCGTCGTCCCGATTCCGAGTAATATCACGGTGCAGGCGGAAGGCGGAATCTCGCTATAACCTGTTCAGTCGGCGTATTACCGTGCGAACCCTATGAGAGAATTGACTCGTAGCGGCGTACCGGCATTCAGTGATGAACTGAGTTCAAGCACGATGGAGCCGTTCTGTCGCATGACTCCGCGTATCCATATGCTAGTAGTGTTCCAGTCTCCGTTCATAACACTGATGCACGGGGTGCCAAGAGGCACGGTGATGCCATGTTCTTGAGCGAGTGTTCTCAGTTCGGACTCCGAATACAGTACAGGATTGGCCGTAGTGGACGAGGGCTGTATGACCTTGGAGCAGGCAAAGACTTTCATCTCCTGCGGAACGTCGGACGCCTCCCATTTACCGCCGTCTCTGACATAATGCGCATTATCGACAATCGTGGCAGCTTCCTGCCCGTCCACCGCATCAATAGTGTTGAGCTGCTTAAGATCACGCGCCATAAGAATCGCGTTATTACGAATCATCGGAGCCGTATCAGACGCGACACCGGCGTTAACCTCGGCGATCACAAGACCGTTGATATTCGAGTCAGGCGTACCCGCAGTGAACACTTTGAGCTGGCCGCGCGGAGTCGTACCGTGCGATTGCGACGGGTCTTCCACCGTAACCGCGATCTTATAGTCGTTGCTGGAGTCCGCCAATTGCACTGTCGTATTGGTAGTGATGGCGTAAGTGTATGCGCCGAGACCATCCCACGGGCTGATAGTGCCGCAATGAGGTTTGACCGTAGCAGTCAGACCACTCACAGTGACCAGAGGACTCGGAGAACCGTAGCGGATGCCAGACAAACCGTTGAAAGCTGTACCATCGGACGGCAGCAACAGAGGATTGATGGCATGCCGGTAATCGTCCGCCGTGTACTCCGGGGAACCGTTCTGCGCGGTAAGCGGGTGCATGATGATAGCCATAATCATTCCTCCGAATCGTCTACGCCTATTTTATCTTCGCTAGTGGATAGGGCGTCAACCTTATCCTTGAGCGCGTCCAATTTATCCGCCACCAGTTGAGCCAGCCGTAGCGCCGCCACCCCGAGCATGGGGTAGTTGATGCCTACCAGAGTGCCGTCTGCATCGTATTCGCAGAAGAAACCTAACCCGTTTTCGTCCATGTCGTCGGCGATCATGCCGACCAACGGTTGCGCGTCATCAAGATTCAGGTTCTTGTCATCCTTCATCCGATATATGCACCATTTCACTTTGCGGAGCGCGTCAACCGGAATATAGTCGTCCGCGTCCACAATATCGGTCTTCACCGCACGAACAGACTGAGACGTGCCCATAGTGCCATCAGACAGCGCCCACACGGCACGCCAAGGGCCGACCGTAAACACATTGTTGTAGGCGTTGGCGATGCCTGTTCCACCGCGTCCCGGCGCTAGGATACCCCAGTTCCACTCCTGCGTTTTAGCATCAATCTCGGAACGGGTGTAACTGTTGCGGGTGATGCTTTCCTGCACACGCTGGTCAAGATTGTTCGTCAGCGTCTGCACTTCCTCATACATCTCGGTGATCTGATCGACCATAGGTTTAACGCTGTTGACGATGCTCGGCGGTAATTCCTGCAACTGGCGTTTGATGTCCGAGAACTGGCGGGCTGTAGCGTCAGCGCTATCTAGACTGAACTTGAATTTGCTCGGCATTCGTGTCCTCCTGCTGCAACGTCGGGGTGATAGTCCACGCCTGACTGAAATCTATCTCGTACCCGATGATACGGGCGTTACCGTGATTATGATCGGGGAAATGCTCGGCATCTTCCTCCACAGTCCATGCGATAACATCGCCCGGCTTCCACTCTTCGTACACCATCGGAGCGGATAGCAGACTCAAGCCCATAGTAATGGTCTGGGTACCGTTCTGCATCTGCAACAGCGACGACTTGGCGTGTTCGTTAAGCGTCTCCTTGTTCGTGATGCTTGTGGACGGTTGGAACACGTATTCCAGCAGAGGCCGGTTGGGCTGGTCTGCGATCATCCAATCGGACTGCGGACGGTCGCCAGCGTCCGCCGTACTCACCGCCATGACCGCATTAGCGCCATACCCGTTCGTGTAATCCTCCAAAAGAGTGAACGTGGTCATCACGCTTTCATCGAACGTCGTGCTAGGCGTGGTGGAGCCGATATGATCGGCCACCGTCATCACAGGTTCATAATGACCGTCGTTGATGGCACGCCATGATGTACACCATTCCGGCCCGTTCAACACGCTGGCAAGCTCCTGCAAAACGCTTAGCAGGGTCTTGTCGCTTTCCGCATCATACGTGCGGTCGCGTTTGATACTACTCGGTGACGCTTCGACAACGAGGTTGAACCGGTGGTTTTTCAGCGTGGTGGTTACGAGGTCTTCCACGATCTCACACTGGTCACGATTCGTGTACGTGTGATCCTGCACGTACACGTTATCGAGGTAGTGTTCGACGGTTGCCAGTGTCAGTGTTAATCCTTCTCCGCGCATTGCACGTTCGCGTTTGACCACGATACCGCCCCACAAGACTGTAGATTCTCGCACCAGAAGTATGGCGGCCTGATATGGTGTGGTGGCTTCATCCCAGTTTCGTGGAGCGTTGCGCCACGGGAGCGTGGCCGTCTCGCTGGTTGTTTCCTCGAAACGGTAGGTCAGGTGGGGCAGTTGGAGGTCTGGGAGTTCGGCTATCACCGTGCCGTCGTTCAACGTGACGGCAACGAACTGCAAGCCGGAACGTTGCCACAACACACGCGCCGTATCCGAATACAAGCCGTTCGACTGCGGCAATCTGCTCGCAAGTAATGGCACCAGACACCTCCTAGATGTAAGCGGGATTGAACGTGACCGACATACGCGCGTTATCCGATGGTTCCTCGGCGCTGAACATCCAGACGTTCTCCCCGATATCCGCGTAGCTCCATTCGCGTCGGAGCACACTTCCACGCGCCGGGTCAGTGCCATCAATCAGAATCTCGTGAGTGTCACCGTTGATAAGGATGTAATGGCCCTTACCCAAACTGATGTCGAATGCCATGACATGCCCACTCGGACTATGCTCAACATGCGGATTGACCACAGGCCCATCGATACGAATCGTCACCGGACTTGGAGCGCTACCCGTGTTCGTAAGACGCACGCTACCATACACGGTTGTCTCAGCCCATACCCACGTTGAACCCGTACCCGTGTCAATGTTTTCGAAATGGTAGGGGAACGTCATACCGCCCTGACTGCGCGGCAGACCAGTGTTTCCACTCACCGACTGCGTATCGTACAGATACGAGTCCAAAGCAGTCAAGCCGATACTGAATTTTAGAATGTTGACGCCAGCCCACTCCACCAAGGGTGCGGAAGACGATTGCATGACCTGCACCTGACGGCTGATGCTCCCCAACTCCACGACAAGCGACTGACTGGTGATATTAAACGCACGCTTGAATGCGTCCCAAGCGTTGATGCAATTTTCCGTGCATCTGCCGATAATATGACCCTCAATGCTGATCGAGCGGCCCTGAGCCACTGGAATATTGCTAAACCATCCATCCGACCACGCTTTATCCTTGGTTTGCAAGGTCGAGCCAACGCCGTCGAACAAGCCCGAGACGTTCTGGAACGTTACGTGCCACTCGCACCCGTACGAGTCGATCCCATACAGGGGGAACCCGTTCAGGGTCAGGCGAACGTCGCGCGGGTCAAGAGTGAAGATAGCCATACATTCAGTCTACCCGCGCGGCTTGTCACACGTAATGGAAATTAATCACCCGCACCGTCTCTTGAGCGGCTGCGTTCGGGTCAAGAGCGTTCACCGTGATAGGCGCGTTCACACGCGGGCCACTGTTCGCGTTCATTGGCACAGGGTTAGACATGACTGGCATTGGAGTCACGATGGACGACGGAAGCAGCGAGTTCACCATGTCTTCCACCGGGCGAGTGGCCGCACGCTCGTTCTCAGATACGCCACGGCCAAGACCAGCCGGAATCATCCGACCGATCTCACGGTCGAACACCCTCGACGGGGAATTAATACCCAGCAGGCTCTTAGCACCGTCAATGATACCGCCAACAGCATCCTTGACCGCTGAGATGGCACCGCCAATGGCGTTAGTAATGCCGTTTATCAGGCCCTGAATGATGTTTTTCCCCGCGCTAAGCAACCATGATCCAGCTCCACTGAACACGCCCATGATTTTGCTGGGGATGCTGGTGATGAAATTCATCATGGAGCTAACTCCGTTGCTCACAGCACTGGTGATACCATTCCATGCGCCGCTTACTGCTCCCTTGATGCCGTTCCATACACTGCTGAAAATACCGCTGATGCCATTCAGCACGCTTGAGATGACGCCTGACACTGCATTGATGGCACCAGAAACGATACTTTGGATACCGTCCCAAACACTGGAAACGATATTCTGGATACCTTCCCATACTCCAGACCAATCACCGTTAATCGCGGCCAATACGGTGGTGATTATCGCGTTGACAACGTTCATAACGGATGTGACAATCGTTTGGATGAATGGGAAAACCGCGTTAATGACACCCTGAATCGCGGAACCCCACGATTGAAACGCTGACTGGATTACCGGTAGCACGGCCTGAATCAACGCAGCGATGTTATTAATCACCGGCGTTACAGCAGTCGCGATGACGCTCATAGTTTGCCCGATGTTGCTCACCAAGGTAGACAACACTGGTGCAATGGTCTGGATTGCGGCCGTGATAATAGGCATGATGGCATTGCCGATATTCTGTAAGGCACTCATTAACGGCTTGAGTGCCGGAAGCAACTGAGATTGCACCATTCCCACAACTGGTTGAAACGCTGTCTGGAACGTTGTGCCGATTTGTGAGAGAATCGGGCCGATAGTCTGCACTAGTCCCGTAAACACGCCGCTAAGTCCGCTGATTCCCTGCGCCAACATGCTGATACCGGATGTCAACGGGCCTTTGAACTGGTCAAGAATCGTCGTACCCACACCAACCACGGACGCTTCCAGATTACCCATCGCACCTTCGATAGTGCTGGTGCTGGTAGCGGCTTCCTTCGCGGCGTCCGTCATACCCAAGTCCATTATGGCTTGGTTGAATTCATCCGCGCTGATCTCGCCCTTCTCCATCGCGTCGCGGAAGTTCCCCGTATAAGCACCGTTCTACAGCATCGCTTCCTGAAGCTTGCCCGACGCACCGGGGATGGCGTCGGCTAGCTGGTTCCAGTTTTCCGTGGTGAGCTTGCCCGCGCCAGCGGTCTGCGTAAGCACCATGCCCACCGAGCTGAACGTTTCAGCGTTACCGCCCGCGACAGCGTTCAAATTGCCTGCCGCCTCGGCTAGCTTGTCGAAGCCTTGTACTCCGTTGGCGGCAAGCTGTGCGGTCACGTTACGGATATCGCTGATGCTATAAACGGTCTGGTCGGCGTAAGTCTGAGTGCTGGCGGTGAGCGCGTCAATCGTACCCGTATCCAGTCCTGCGAAGTTCAGCGTGCTTTTGAACTTGTCCGCAGAGTCGGAGGCTTCGATAATGTCTCCGGTAAGATCACCGATGGCGTCCACAGCCATACCGATACCCGAGGAAACAAGACCGCCAACGGCACCGGCGGCGGCACCGAACTTCCCTAACCCGCTGGAAGACTTGCTTGAAGATTTATCAACGTTCCCAAACGCTTCATCAGCATGTCGCGCCGACTCTTCGATCTGACGGCTACCCGATTGAATATCCTTTACGCCAGCGTTCCAATCGCCGGTGTTGATCTCGGCGTCTAGGGTCAGTGTCGCGTCGGCCATTACACGTCCTTCCCGAGTTTTTCGATAATCGTGTTAATATTGCGGTCGCCGTGCTTGCTGAACGCGGCGGCGATGCAGTCGAACGTCATGAGGTATTGTTCCGCCAGTCGCCGCCGTCGGATACGGCGTCCTTCCCTGAGCAGTTTCATCATCAGGGAAGGAGACACGTTGTTTTCCAACACGTCGCGGATAGCCTGCCACCCATACAAGTCACCAAGTTCGGCGAGGATGTGAACGCTCGGAAGCGGCTTGCGGGCCGCCTCCTTCTGTTTGTAACTCTTCATCGCCTCACGTTCGGCGGGAGTAAGCAGGCTATCCCACGACTTCATTATTCGCCTTTGATGTCAACCGTGATGTTCTTCGCCATCAGACCGCACAACGCGGTCATGGCACGCTGATAGGCAAGGTCGCTACGCTTACGGGTCTGTTCAGCCCACACGGAGAATTTATCAGCTGGACTCATAAGCGATTCGACCAACGGGAAGATAATCTTTTCGGCGGTTTCCAAAGTCTCACGGTTCGCCACGCCAGCGCTCAGCTTATCGATTGTCTCCGCATTATCCAAGATCGTGAGCATATCCTTAGAGCCAAGCGGGCGCATGGTGTACACGGTGCCGTCGATTTTCACGGTGAGGGTGCGGAACGCTTCTCGGGTGTCGATGCTCAAAACAGGGGTAGTCATTATATTTGCTCCAATCGTGTGATATTATGAATCATGTTGCTTTTCTCGGGACCTTTTCTCTCCTGCGCCCACTACCACTAAAATTCTGGTGGCGGGCGTTACTTATGCTCACGCACTGATGACATTAAACTTAACCACGGTCTGCACACTACCAGCCTTGAACGTGACGGTACCAGCACCGGCCTGCTTCAGCTGAATATCCCAAGTGCCATCCCCGTTGTCCGTAGCGGCAGCCTTAGCACTTTCAGCTACGGTGGCGGTGATGCTGTTAGTCGCACCGTTCGGGGAGGCCACCACATTGACCGTCACGTGATCGTTGACTTTGCCGGAAATGTTCGTCGGGGACGCGGTAAGCGCGGTGACCTGAACGTTCTCCGTCTTGATGGTGCCGGAATCTTCGTCGTAATACGACGGGGTATCAAGATCAAGTTCGCCCATGACCACGGCACCGTTCGCACCGGGAGTCATCGAGCCGGACAGTGTGACCACGAACGGGTCGGACAGGCTCACGGTGAACTCGCCGCCAGCGCTGATTAGCGCCTGCGGGATACGGAAGTCCTGAGCCGATGAATGACCATCGCACACGTTATGGATAATGATGTCACGCGGAGTGGCGGAAACACATTCGGTGCCGCCGAAACGCACCTGACCCGTCTCGGACAGCGAACCGGAAATAACGCGCTTGAACTTCGCATTATGGTACAGTTCCGGAAACAGCATACCGAGGTAGCGGACGCTCGGACAGATAATGTTCAGCTCGAAACTCATTTCCTCATATGAGCCATTCGGTACGTTGATAGTGCCGGACTGCGAGGACACCTCGGTAGTGCCGGGAGTCAGGGTAATGGTGCCAGCTTCATCCTGAACGTAGTCGGGGGAGATCACCATATCGTCGATGTAGACTGTCTTCTTGCCAATAAGGGGGTAGGAAGCCATTGTTTGTCCTTTCGTCGGGCGGGACTGCACACGCGGCGACTAATGGACGGTTCCTATTCTACCGTTTCGGGGGAGAGTTTGTAATCCACATTGAACCGGATGCTTTTCACCCAGCGGCCTTCCCCGTCGATGGCGTCCATGTCGATTGCGGTAGCCGGATGCACGCGGATTGATACAAAGTCAATATCAGCGATAGGGTTGCATGTCAGTCGGCAATACTCATGCAGACGATTGTTGACGAAGTGCAGGAGCCGGAGCATCAACTTTCCTTGTTCGATCACGTCGAAGTAGCGACTACTGACCGTGAGCTGATCCGTGTATAGGTCGCCGTTGATGCCCACGGTGTTCGCGTTGACCCAGATGCCCTCGGCGTTCGTGACGCTACCCGTGTCCAGTACTGGACTGGTGCCGAAAAACAATGTCTTTCCGTAAGTGCCGAAACCCTCGTTCTGGAGGGTCATGCACATGGCCAGATCAATCATAATGGCGCTCCTATCCTAGGTTGAAATATGATTTAGCACGGCTAGCGGCAGTGTTCCTAGCCCGCTGGAGGTAGCGTACCGTGTTCGGGTGCAACCGGTTCGTGTGTTCGCGGATACGTGCGTAAGGTACGCGACTGTTGCCGAACGTAATACGCCACTTCACCGTGGAAAGCTGCTGGAAACGGCCACTGTTACGCAAAGCGCCGGTGAGTACTGGAGCGTTCTGACGCGCCATCTTAAGGATGTCGGTCATCATTTTCACGCCGCCCTCGTTTAACTTTTGAGTGGAGAGCTTGCGCGTCCAATCAGCGGACAACTGTAACCGGTAGCTCATATGCTGTCCCTGCCATACGGTGTCGCAGTCACGGTGAGGAACCGAGTTTCGCCCATCGTCATGTCATCGCCACGACTCGCATCAGTTATCTGGTAGACGCGCCCGTTCTCCAGTTCCAACATAAGGTCGGGCAGAAGCTCAATATCCTGCACGTAGCCGAACGGGAGCGTACTGGGGTCGATATGGAAACTCCGGGAGCCGATACGCGCACCGTATTCGGTGGGCTGGTCGGTTTGCGTGGCGCGTTTTACGATCACACTCAATACAGCGATTAGCTCGTTCGGCAGTCCGGGTGCGGTGTATCGCCAGAGCTTCGCTGTCTCCACCTGTTCGGGGAACAGCAGGAACGGGTCACAAAGCGCTGCCATAAGCGTAGTCACCCCCAATATAATCCTGAGCGTTCAACCACCACGGCAATTGATGATGCTTGCGAGGCATGGACAGAATACCACCAGTCTGCCCGCCGTTTCGGCATAGGCTCCACTGGCTGATAAGCGAACGGTACGGTGTCAACGCACGTTCCATAGCCGTTTGATTCATTGCTGCGTAACTCACACTCACATCCTCGATACTCTTGGACGTAATCAGGTCGGTCTGTTCAAGCACGTTCTGATCTGCCTCGATGACCGCCGCCAGCACCGAAGATAATGGGGCGGGCAGTTTGGCGAACCCGTGCGTTCCGGTCACGGTTACTGCCGTGCCGACGTTAAGACGTTCCGCGATGGTCAGGCAATTGGCGTATTTGGTTTCGGGCGTCCACCCGTCGCCCATCTCGTAGTTCACATGAAAATCGAGCTTCACGCCATCGGTTGTCTGCACGTTGGTCACCGCCGAATACC